GAAGATTGTAGGACTTTCTTATACGACTTTCACCAAGGTTACGATTGTTAGTGATAGCTTTTCTAATACCAGAAGGTTTATGTTTACCACCAGATTCTCTTCCGAACCCTAAAGTTCTTGAAGCCTCTCCCATGTCATATTTTCTAGTACCTCTTGCCATTCTAGCTCTCGTTTTTAAAGACATTTCATCGTCTTCATGACCATGTTCTCCACCCAACATATCAGCCTCTCTATCCAAGTAACCTTGGTCAGAGTGTCCTTTATGATGTTTGAATCCATAATCCCCTTCTTCCATCTCACCTTCATAATCTAAATGAGTTGCAGATTGGTCTCCTTTCTTAGCTCCCCCTTCTTCCATATAATCTCTATGTGTTGCTGATTGGTCTCCCTTTTTAGCACCACCTTCCTTCATATAATCTCTATGGGTTGCGGATTGGTCACCTTTTTTTGCCCCTCCTTCTTTCATATAATCACGGTGAGTTGCAGATTGGTCTCCTTTTTTCGCTCCACCTTCTTCCATTTCCATTTCATCCATATCTTCATCTTCAGAAAGTTCAATCTCATAAACAACATCATCTTCGTCCATGTTCATTTCATCCATGTTATCCATTTCCTCCATGTCCATTTCGTCCATGTTAGTCATTTCTTCCATGTCCATTTCGTCCATGTCCATTTCTTTAATTGATTTTTTCATTGTTTTTGATTTTTTTTCTTCTTCTAATTTAATGATGTATTCCGTATCAGTAGTGGTGTCGGTTAACTCGATTTCATCATCGTCCTGTTGGATAATGATTCCGTCTTCGTCTCCCATTGCTTTAAACACTTTTAATACTTCAGCATCGGATGCTAATGTTAAATCTAGAGGTGGCAGTTCAGGTAACTCTACGTCGTCTGTCTCGTCCTCAATACTAAGTTCCATATCATCTTCCATATCATCTTCCATGTCCATTTCCATTTCGTCATCGTCCATGTCGTCTTCAATGTCAATCATATCAACTTCTTCTTCTTCTTGCTCCTTAAGGTAATCGTCTTCGTTTAACGATTCTTTTACTAATTCATGAATTTCTTCCTTCATTGTCGAAGAAAGTATTTCTTTTGCATTAGACTTCATAGTTTCTTCCAACTGTTCCGCCTCGAGCAACGCTTTTTCTAAAATTGATTCACTCACGTTTTTTTTATTTTTTTTAAATAGTTTATTAATAAAAGCCGCATGCATATAGATGCGGTTTTATAATAAATATATTCAGATTATAAAAAATCCTTTTTAAATGTGTTTGGGGAGTAATTTATCTATTAAGAAAATTATTTAGTTTAGACATCATAGATAGTGAATGATTTAACTTTTCGGTATTTTGTGATTTAGACGACTCTACCACCTCACCAGTTTCATCTACACTATCAGCACTTTCGTCTTCTTTAAAGAGGTATGAGCCAGGGGTTGACGGAGAAGATACTAAGTCAAAACATATTAATTCAAAATCTTCTTGTACTTCATTATATTCCCCATTTTTTGTTAATGAACCTACCCCTCTAGAGGATATACCTAAAGTAACACCTTGTCTTAATAAGTTTGCTGCCATATCACCCACACAAGATATGACACCTTCTTTTAGGTAACCAGGTGATGTCAGTAATTTAAGTTTACCAATTAACCTATTACCATCCCACCAAGTTTCGGTAATAATATGAGAAGCTCTATCTAAATCTATTAATGATGATTCTGGGTGATTAAGTTCCGAAATTGCACCACCTCTTTTTATAACTTCTTGATATCTTTCATTTTCTCTTTTTAAAATTTTTTCTGGGTATATCCTTCCGTTTCTGTTTGGAGTGTCGTATTTCTGTAGTATGGCGTTCATATATATTTCACCGTCGAAATTATCATTTGCCATTTCTTTTAGTATGTTTTTATTGTCATCTGGTGATACATGTCCATCATGTTCGACTAGTATACCGTGACCAATCTCTCTTGCTTCTAATACTCTCATAATATTCTTTTTAAATAAATAGTAGTGATGGCTAAAAAATCTGGTCTTACTTTTTGGCTTTATAAAAGGTAAAGGTTTTGGATTTTAAAAGTGAGTCATTAATAATATCATTTGTAATGGTATCGATTGATTTGATTAGGTTTGGCGATTTGAGGTCTTTTACTTTTTTACTACTGTCTAGAAATAAGGTTATTTCACATCTCATAAAACTTCTTTTTCCTGTTCTAATTCCACTAGCTCTTAAATCTAAATCGACTATAGACTGACATTTAAATGGGGTTTCTTTTAAATTACTTTGTATACTTTTTTTAATTTTTGTTTTAAAGGAATTTATAGTGTTATCCCACTTTTCTAAATCTTTATGAGGTTCTACCCAACTAGATAAATTTAAAAATACCGATTTTAATCTAGTTATATCTACCGTACCATAGGAGGTACGGAATAAGTCGGAAACTTGTGTTTTTACTTCTCTACCTTGCTTTAACATATTAATTATTTTATATGTAAAATATAAAGTATTAATACTGTTAGTTCAAGTCCTCTAGGAGGCCTCTAACTTGAATATAGGTTTTTTTGGTTGGTTCTAACGCTCTAACTTTATTCTTTGTCTCAACTAATTTTGCGGATAGATTGTCGTCCTTGGACTCCTTTAATAACTCATTTATTCTATTTACCACTACTTTAGTTATGTTACTAAACTCCTCATGTAAAACATCCTCTTTCATTAGAATAGTATTTTTAAGAATTTGTTTTTGATTTTCGTTTAGTTTGGAGCCGTACTCTTCATTGTATTTTTTACTTATTACGTACGAAAGGGTTTTTGGGTTTATGTTTTTGTTTATTTTCTTTTGTGGTTCTTTGTTGATGTGTTCTACTAGATGATTTTTTAATTTTATATTGTGTTCTATGTTTTTAGGTGAATTATTAAAAACTATTTTATCTATTTTATCATATATTGTATTTTCATTTACTACACATAAATCTTTTCTTTTGTTAATTACCTTATCTAAAATAGGTTTTATCTTAGATAATTTATGTTTGTTACCCCTCAAATAAGATATACTTTCATTTATGTATTTTTCACCAATCTCCTTATCTTCAATTGTTTTTAACTCAATATCATTATAGAGTGTAAAAAACTCTCTTAGCGTTTGAGAGTATTTCATCGCACCCATAATAACCGATAAATTATTTTTGAATTGGTTTTTATCCTTGTAAGAATTTTCAAGGATAGTGTCTAAGCTTTGTTTGTAAAAGGAAAAATTATTCATAATATGTTTTTATTATAAATATATCTAATCCTTTAATAAGGTGTCTACTTCTTTATTGATACTGTCAATATCTTTATTTGATTTTTCAAATAAGTCTTGTAACCCATCTAGGTTTAACCCTTTATTTTCCATAAGTAGTGGTAATTCTCTCTCTTTGTTAAAACTTTCTGCGGCTGGTACTGGTTCAGTAATCTCGTCTCCACCTCCAGGTGCTTCTGTTTCTGGTCCACCCATATCAAAGTCCGACATATCTTCACTACCAGCATCTAATCCTGGTTCGTCAACAGATTCGTCATCACCTCCTTCTGGTTTTGGTGGTTCACCATATAACTTATCTATTGTGTTGAATAGTCCTGTTTTGGTTATAGTTTCTGATGTTTTTTCTAGTTCTCCTGATAAAGCCTTTTCAAATCTTTGTTGTTGTAAATCTAATTTAATCTCTTCATCACTCATTCCTAATATAAACTTCTTAGCCCATGTGGCTGATACTGGTGCGATTCCACTACCTGGGTCACCAACAGCATCTTTATACAATGTTATTTTTGTTTGCCACTGTTCTAATTTTAATAACTCTGCTTGTGTAGATGGATTAGTTAACCCTAACGAGAAATTCTCTATTTCGTCTTCAAAACCTAAAACATAAAGATGTATAATAGCTATTTTATTTAGTTCTTGTATAATAGATTTTTGTATTCTATTTATAGTTCTAGCAAATCTAATATCTAACAATGCGAGATTTTTACCCTCACCTACAACCTCTTCAAATCCTAGAAAAGCCTTTGGGATTCTTAGAGACGCTAATAATTTTTTCTGGATATATTCTATATCTGCTATCTCACTCAAATTAGTAGCTCCCGGTAATGTATCTATGGGACTAGCAGCTGCAGGGTCTCTTACTGGTATAAAGTAGTCTTGGTCTACCGCCATTTGGTTCATTCTTAGGTCTACATTTCCATTACTAGGGTCAACAACTGGGTCACGTTTAAATTTGTTAGCTACTTTTTGGATGTAAGCTTCTACATCTTTATCGTCCATATTACCAACAAAAACTTTAAATACTCTTCGTTCCGGTGCTCTAGATGTTCTATATACTAACATAGCATCTTCAGCTAATAATAATTGTTTCCATATTCTTCTACACTTTTCTAACATAGAAGTCCCATAAGGTAATCTTCTATCATCACCTAACAATCTAAAATGTGCAATTTCCCAAGAATTAAAAATCATTTCCTTTTCCTTCCACTTAAATTCCACCTTTCTTTCTTTCACCTCTTCTGCTGGTGAATGTGCGTTTACAAATGTCGTACCATCAGTTCTATCAATTTCTATATTAGGTAACTGATTACACCCAACAATTCCTTTTTCTGGGTCAATTTTAAGGTAAACAAAATTATCCCCATATTTACAAGTGTTTCTAATCCACATTGGTAAATTTGTGTTGATGTCTAGTACGTTATTAAATAAATCCCCCAATATAGATTTTATTCTGGTAGATTCAGAATATATACTTAACATATAACCTTTTTCTGAAGGTGTCGTACTTTCCTCAGAATATATATCCAAAGCTGCTGATATCTCTGGGGTAAACTCCATAGATTCGTAGTCATAGTACGATGCTAATCTAGATGGTTCATAGTATATAGATTTTGTGTAGAGTTCATTATCTATTTTTTGCCATTGATTGGCTAGATATGCCTGTTGTTGATACTGTAATTTTTTCTCCTCAAAATCTTTCTTTGAATCGGTCTTTAGAATGTCTTTAGACCCCAACTTAAATTGTGGGTAAGTGTCTGGAGAAGCCACTGTAGGTCTTCCACTCCCAAACATTCTAGTCAGTCTTTGATATATTGTTAAATTTTCTGCCATATTAATTAATAATAGTGATTATATTATAAATAGTCAATCATCTTCTATCGTCTCTTCCCAAATAACCAGGAATATTCTTTATATAAAGTTTTTTGGTCCTGATTAGTATTTCCAGGTATACCCCATAATGGAGTATTTTGTTTAGGTCTCCTGTGTGAAGGTTCTTCTTCTACAGAACTATTACTAGTGGTCCAACTTTCTAACATAGCTTTAGTTAAACTATCAGCTTTATGTAATTGACTAAATGAATTTTCCCCCACATATAAAGCCATGGCTATTGCCATAATTAAATCATCATGTTTACCTTTCATATGGTTAGGTTTTCCATTTATATAAACAAAGGTATATAATTCATTTAACAATCTTTTTGACCTAATTGTGAATTTGTGTCGTAGAGACTCCTCAAATGCAGCTACTATCTGAGCTCTCTTATTATTAAAAGCTAGACCAGGTGTTTTAGTACCCGCATTAGGATTGTATTTCCATTTATCCGCAGTATTCATCCCCTCCACATATAAATCTTTATAACCCAATTCTTGTAATTTTCTAGATGTAGCTACACCCATACCACCGGTAATATCTGTAACCACATAAGCATTATACATAGTACCCCATTTATAAATTATGTCTGCAGCTAAATCAGGTGGTATTTTCCCTAAATACTCAGCTACTTGTGTTCTTGAGTCAAAGTCTATAATAATTATAGAAGTGAAATCTTCAGAATCACCCCTACTAACATCACAACCTAAAATATAACGATGACCTTCTATAGGTTTTTCCCAAATCCACATTTGATTCCCCACAAACATTTCTTCTGGGTCTCTTATATCTTCATTTTTTATCCTCTCAATAGTATCTATAGGAATTACGTTATCGCCGGAACCTAAAAAAGCACTTTCTAACTCTTGTGAAACCTTCCTCCTATCATATTTAAGTTTTTTAACCATACTCTCAAACCAAGAAGAACATGGTTTGTATCCTTTTTGTTTTAAACTCTCAAATTTATCTAGAGATTTTTCGTATACAAATTCTTTCTCATCATAATCTTCTCTATTGAGTAAAAAATGTACAATATCTTTACACTTAACCCAGAAAAGGTCTTTTGTAAATCTAGGGTCATTTTCCCAATGAAGTTCGGAAATATGGAAACTATTTAAACCTTTTATAGATTGTTCATATATTTCGTAATATATTTTATCGTATCCATTTGGTGTCGAAATTACAATAACTTTACCTCCGGTAGAAAGTGATGCCATACATGCCGCCCAAAAATCGTCACCAGCTTCAATATATGCCGCCTCATCAAATATTAATGTTGTGGGTGTGTATCCTCTTAGTGCATCTACTGATGTAGCCACCGCTTTAACCTCACAACCATTATTTAATTTAAAATGTTTTTGTGAATCTTTTTCTTTAGAAAACCCAACATTTATCCAGTCAGGCCACTGATTAAGGAATCCCCTTACTTTATTTGCAAATTCAGAAGCTGTATCTAATTTATTTGCAATAATTAGAATTTTTTCTGGTTTATTTTTAGAAGCAAATTGTAA